TTTGTAATTTTTCACTATAGTCTTTAACATCTTCTATAAATGCTAACTCAGATAACTCAAATTGAACATCTTCAATTTTAAATGATTTTACTTTATGTTCTTTACACCATTCTATAAATAACTTTACATCTTCTAGATTTTTTAACAAAGCTATCTCCTATTGTTCGTCTATTATATTGTCTAATGCTTCTATATCTTGTTCATATAGTTTTTGTAGTTCAAAAGCATATGGATCTTTCTTTTTTTCTTCACACTCTAAGGCTTCTTTCATTTCTAACTCCTTCATATAGGCATCTGTACCGTCTTTAGGCTTGATTTCTGGCTTTTCAGATAAGTAGTGTCTACACTCTCTCCACGCATATAGCACAGCATCACAAATATCGGAGTGATAAGTATCTGATATCTTTGGTCTTTCAGGATTTCTAATCCTGGAGTCCTTATCCCACTGGACCAGCATACAATCCTCTTCAAATAACGACTTATTAAATGCCTTAAACTTTTCTGTTCTAAGATCATCATTCAATAATTCGATAAATTCAACTTTTCTAGCCTTATCTGCAGCATCAATATTAAGCCCATGACGCATACGCAGCTCTTCTTGGATCTTCTTACCTAATGCTCCTGCGTCCATAACCATGCGAATTGGGTTATATTCGTCTTTATATTCTCTAATTACGGCTACTAGTTGACTGATATTTTGTTTGTTTTTGACATGTTCGTCAACTAAATAAACTTTCTTGTGATGCGTATTGTAGCCTATAACAGCGATAGCATCTGAGTCATTGTATCCGATATCAATTCCAATAATATAGTTCCATTCCCCTGTAGTAGGTAGAGCAGTATAAGTATTTTTAGCCCTACTAAATTTAAAAACCAGAGAGTCCTTATCTTCGACCCATCTTCCAAAAGTCTCTCTAATATAGGAAGGGTCCGATTCATCAATGCCCCTAATAATCCGTTCTTCACGCAGAATCTCCTCCAAATCCAAATCAGGAGGGGAATGCATATAAGGGTTATCAAAAGCTGTCCAGTGATGGGACTTCCAGTTTTTAGACTGAGAATATTCGTAGAATACTCCAGCTTTAACTGGTCCAGGAGTACCAGTGAGATATAAGCCACCACGCAAATCCCTTAAGGCTGGGATTATGATATCATTTATAAGTTCCTTTAAGTATGACCTAAAGGATTGGCACTCATCTATGTAACATTTTCTAAGTTTCCAGCCTCTAAATTTTTCTATCTCTGTTCTATCTTTCGCTCCTGCTATGTAAATTTTTGATTTATTTGGAAATGTAATTGTTAATCTTGTATTATCTGTTTTGCATTCTATTTCATATTCTTCAACTATCTTAAGTAAATCTGACCATATAATAGCTCTGGCTTGTTGCTGAGTTATGGTGATATAGAGTAGGTTAACTTCAGGTTCATCTCTAGCAGTATCAATCATATCCGCAGCTATGCCTACAGTTTTACCTGCTCTACGAGAACATACAGTAGTTCTAAATCTAGAGCCTTTACCTCGAAAAAACTTTGTTTGATTATCAAAACAAAATTCTTCAAATATAAATTGAGGCTTTTCAGACTTGTCTTTACGTTTTTGTATCTCCGCTATCAGGGCTTCCCTGGGAACGTTGAGAATATTTTGAGATTTCATGTTTTGATTTTAATCCTTCCTTATATCTTTCATCTTCTTGATTTGATTGCTGCCTAAAAGACTTATCAAATACTTTTCCATTTTTAAGTAGAGCATTCCAATGAGAGTTAAAGGCTATAGACCTACGCTCTCCTGGTCCTTGAAAGGGGTAGACTGTATGTAATAAATTAGAAGGAAATACCACTAATTGTCCTGGGACAGGGAGGAATGACATAGATCCTTTTTCTAGTCCACCAGGACAGGATGTTTTATAAATAAACTCAATCATTCCATCTCGTTGCATTTTGTAATTAGGTAAGGTTCCTTTTTTACTTCTATCATTTAATTCTGGAATATGTAAGTAAATAACTGATGATAAATCACAATAAGTATGGAAATGAGCAGGATTATATTCATTTTCATATTGACTTACAATCCATGCGTGGTCTAGTTTAGTTTCAAGCTTTTCTAATTCATGTCCTGATCTAGTAAGAGAGTTCCACACATAGTTATAGAGCATCATCTCTAAGTACTGTAGTATTCCCTCTTCTTCCATTTCTTTATTAGAGAGCCAGGGTTCTTCAGCTATTTGACCAACTAGGTTTTTACCCCAATCTACACGATCTTCATTCTTTAGTACTTTATCAGATAGCATTATTAACTTTTCATAAATTTCTGAAGGTATTTGGTACAATCCTATATCAGGACCAAAGGGCTTCATAAGCTTAAAATCAGTAGTTTTTGCCCATCTTTCTAATCTTTCTTTTTCAGATTCATTAGCTATCTTTTCTTTTCTTTCTTTTTTCGCTTTCTTTCCACTCATGTTATCTCCGGTTTCTTGCTTTTAAAGGTTTATCTACTCTTTGAGGAGAGTTCATTTTAGTTCTTTCAGTATTATTTTTTTCTTCCTGTTCAACCTTAATAGGAGATTTTAAATAAATAGCCGAAACATTAGTAAGTGGAATAAGAATATGATCCCTTTCACTTTTAATTGAAATTACATTAATGCCCTCTATAAGCTCTAACTTAAGTGGAATTCTTTCATTAATCTGCCTAGTAGCAAAAAAAGTATCCTGCCGTTTTTCAAACATTACCGATTGGTAACACCTTATTGCATCAATATCGTATTCCATTATATCCTCCAATTAATTTTATATTTTACTTTCCTGTCCCAAAATGAGAAAGGTTCTATTCTATCTATAATATTGGCTTTTAAGGCTTCCTTAGCCCCCCACCAATTATCTTCTTTAATAAGTGACATAAACTTTTTAGGGTCTATCTTTAGTCTTTTAGAAATATCCTCTAACATGTGGTTATCAAAAAAATCTAAAGCCTTAAAAAGTTTTTTGTTCTTTTTAGTTCTTTTATCAGGTCTACGACCCCCTACGGATGTTAGATGGTGCATAAAAGTTGATGTGGGTGCGCCTATTCGTTCGTCACAGAATTGTAAAATTACAAATCCCATGGAATATGCATTTCTAACATAACACTTTATCTTGTATCCTTTGGCTTGGAGAGTTTTCATTTCTCCAATAAACTCCAACCCTATATGAACAGACCCTCCTCCAGAGTTTATTCCTATGGTTATTTGTTTACTTATTTTATGTGCTAACTCTGCTTTCTTAAAAGCTTTTATTACATCTCCTGCTCCATAATAATCTACTTCCCCGATCCCTATATCATATTTGTTTACTAGAACTTCTTCCTTCTCTATGGATCTAAAGCCAAAAATGCCTAGTCCAAAGACTAAGGCTATTGCTGCTAATTTTTTCATGTGTCGTCCTCAGTTGTGATGAGCCTAGTCTCATCTTCATATGTTTCTAGGAGTGCCATTATGCTTTCTAGTTTATTCTTTGTGTTAATCTTTAGTTGTTTAATGTCCCATCTAAAATGCCCAGAGTCAATAAGTTTTAATCCATTTCTTTCTCTGTGAGAATTTTTTACAGCAATGCGGTCTACCTTCTCAAATACATCATCCAATATCTCTACTGTGATTTGCATCATGCTATGGGCTACTTCGTGGTTCTTATCTTTAAATGATCTCATCAATGACTCCATATTCTAAACATTCGTCAGGAGTTAAGTAAAGATTTTTTTTATATGTTTGATTATACCAAAATTCTGCATCTTTATTACTTAGTTCTGACATCCATAAACACCATTGTCTTTCTTGCTTTTCTACTTGCTCTACCTCTTCCTTAGTTTCAGCATGGGAACCTCCTATGTAATAACTCATTTGATGTGCCATGAATACGCAATATTTGGACATGGTCCGTTTACGCCCTGCGGCTAAGAGTAGTGTGGCTGCACTCATGACATGTCCATAGGCTTCAGTTACCACACGACAGTTTGAAGCCTTAATTCGTCCTACCATGGCTAAGGCATCATAGACTGAGCCACCAGGGGAATTTATACGGATTGTGATTGTCTTTTTGCCAGAACGTTCCAGCTCACTTAAGGCTGCGTCTAGAAAGGCAAAAGAAGCTTCGCCGATTTCTTCATTAATTTGAATGACCCTATCAACAAAATTTATTCCCTGTTCAAAGAGGTAATCGAGCCTTAGTTTTTCTTTGTCTATATCTTTAGCTTTGCTCATTTAAAGACTCCGATAGGTGGGGAAGATCAAATAATAAATAAGGATGGTAAACAAAGTTATGTTTAGACGCAAGTTTGTCTGCCATACGAGTGTGGTGAGTATAAACAGATGCCTTATCCTTCGAATGACCTACTGCGTCTAAAAGAGTTTTCCCAATCCCCATATTTCTGAAGGTATGCTTTACATAGATAAAGTGAACTACCAGGATTCCCTCTTCTTCCCCTACTACTATATAGCCATAGAGTTGAGATGGATCAGAAGGGTTACAAGCTATGAGAACTTTACAGTCTTTAATAATACGTTCTATTAGTTTATGATGATCTTCAAAATAAATAGTATTTGTAATCTTCTCTGCATAGTGGCTAAAGCGATAAGACTTAAGCCAACTATTATATAGAAACGGTAAGTCCTCTTCTATGAGAGGTCTAAGTCTACAGTTTTCCATCTAAGGCTTCCTCTTCTACTTTTTTAAGTAAAGGATTAAGTATTATTAGTCCCTTCAGTTGGAGTTCTAAGTCTGTGATTTGTTCTTCGAGTTGTTTTTTTTGGATTATGGCATGACCAAGGGCTGCATAAATATCGTTAGCTTTGGCTACATAAATTTCATTTGCGTTCATCTTCGCTCCTTTCGTTCTTACTTATTGTTTTCTTATTATTAGTTTCTAAGACTCGTTTGGCTAGGTGCAGCAATTCCACATCTGATAGCGTCGACAAATCTTGAGAGTCTGCAATTTCTCTTTCTTCTCTTTGGATCTTTACCAGGGACTCCAGATACCCCTGTACGATTCTGGCTTCCTTGGGATCTAGAGTTACGCCTCTTACAGCCTTAGACCTGTAGTGCGCTAATTCAGCTCCAATAATAGCCTTAGCATCGTGGAGCAATAACTCTGTAGCTGGAATGATGGAGCTTGTTTCTAATGTTACCTTCTTCTTCTTAGGAGGTAATAAAATACGTCTAGGTTCTGTTTTGTCATGCGTCATGGTTTCCCCACAAAGGGTTGGTTTATATTTCATCTTACGAGAGGTTTAAAAATTTGTCAAGTGTTTTTTTCACCCCCCCATGTCCAGATATCTTCATATTTGCTACATAGATTGCCAAGATTTCTTCACACTCTCCACACAATTGGTCTTTGAATAGACTAGTATTAATAGTTTCAAGTACTTAAGTTTTGTATGTACGAAAAAAACACTATAAGGCACACCTTTTCTACCCTTTTTGTTTAGGGGATGTTTGAATTTCTTTCGTAAGTAGTTGGAAATATGTTGAATTGTATGCCCATCACCATGTAATTCTAGTATTTTGCGGTCAATTTTAGGTAAAAAGGTAGCGTTTTGGCTTAAAAAGCTTGATATTTCATAGTAGTATTGAGTGAAAATATTATATTTAT